CAGGAACTACACGTTTGGCACCGCCCCCCACGGCTTCCTGCCGCAGACGACGCTGACTGGGCTCTCTCGCCCTCCCATCCTCTCGCCCCCATGGGCGCCGCCCCGACAGCAAGGGCGTCATTCGCTCCGGCAACTGGATACGTCTATGTGGTGCGGACGGCAATGATCGCTCGTCCACCTACGCCAGGTAGGATTTTGAATCGCGTCTCAGCAAGCTAGGGATCATGATGTCCCCAAAATGGTCCCGGGTTGGGTATTGGTGGCGGCAGGCGTGTCACCCGGTAGTCCAGTGGTAGGCCATCAGCACCGTAGCCATCGGGGACGCGCGGAGCATCCCCAACGGCGTGTGCGATCGGCGCGGTCGTGGACCAACCTTGGGCGAGGTAAAGCGGCACGTCCGTGTCAAGGACACGCGAAACAACGTTGCCGCGATACAAGCTCTGGGTAACGAAATGATGGACCGACGGCAGCGGCACAGCTGCCGAGGGCCTCAGGGTATCCTCTGTTTTCCCCACTAGGTACGGTTGTGCTGGTCTCCAAATATCCCCATCGTCGCTTACCCCCCCCGGATGCGGAGCTGGCCTGGGATTCGACGGCCATACAAAGCGGCGCCCGCCACGCGGACTCCGTTCTCCAGCATCTGGGGGGGCACGGCGTTTAAAGCCGTGAACATCCGCTCACCCATCCCGCGAAGTGATTGATAGCCCATATCGCGGACAGTCGCGTAGAACTGCCGGATGGCGCCTGGCTGGGCGGTGACTGGGTCGGGGTCAACACTCGTAGGCGTAGCGGACATCACCGTCGCGAGGGCGACGGGGTCGGCATGGCTAGCCGTGGTGGACAACCCGGGACCAGTCGCCTCGAAGTAGGCGATGGCTTCAAATTCAAAGGAATTGGACGGGAGGTCCTCGACCATGAAGGCGAGGGCCAGGCGGTTGTTGATTACGCTCCCACCGGGGGCAGTGTACAGGTTTGGGACTCCGGGCTCGGACACAGGGGCAAGGTCAAGTTCAGCCACTGGGCGGTACGTCAGTTCGAACCATTGGTCGGTGATGCGAGCAGTCGCAGCCGAATTCAACGCGAGGAACGAGGCGATTGAGTCTTGTGTGGCGGCGACGGTACCAGTCAACAGGGGGTTCCGCCAGGCAATGAGGCGGCCTCCCATGCTAACTATCGGACCGGTGTACCTGATCCGAAGACCAGAG